AGTAGAGATACTCAATGACCGTGTCTGGGATGGTCATCATCGTGTAGCATCATCTGCACACGCTAATCCCAAAGCCCTTATACCTCTGGAGCATTCATGAAGTGTAAGCACATCTATACGACTGTCGGGGCAGTACTCTGTCCACACTGCGGAAGGGCTACCCACGAGATTAACTGGGTACAACAATTAGAATATAGAAGGGCATATGTAAAGAGGGTAGGCTTATTTTATAAAAGGGTTAGTTGGTGGAGCATATGAGCGCCCTTAATCCTTCTCAATTTGGTGTGCCTATTCCTGAAGGCACGTTCTTACGTCGTTCTGGTGGGATAGGTCATATGCCAGGTGATGAGTCACGCTCTATCACCAAGATGCTTCCTATCTCTACGGTTAAACGCTACACAGAGTATGACCGTATGGGTCGGCACAATACGGGTTCTAGCCAAGAAACAGTTAACAATCTGGCTAATGAGTTAAAGGCAGGTGGCGTCATCAAAGAGCCACTCATGCTTGAGCACAGTACCAAGGACCAGTGGGGCTACCTGGGAGAAGGTCACCATAGGTTACTTGCAGCAGAACAGGCAGGTCATACCCATGTCCCAGTCTTTGTATACTCTGGCGCAAGTGGTTATGGTCCAGGTGAGCGTAAGAAGAAGGGCATTGGAGCCCCGTTGACTTTAACTACCAACTTTTCTCAACACGCAGGAATTCCTTACCAGCCAGAAGAGATTCATCCCAACCACTTTAAAGAACTACAATGACCACGCCTAAGAAGGTCATCAAGGTCCAGGAACTACGTCGCTCTAATGCGGCAGGTCCTACTCCCTCTAAGAAGGTCTATAACCGTAAGAAGGTTAAGAAGGTACCTCCTCCTACTAAGTAAGTGATAGTCTTTACAGAGAAAAAACATTAAGGGGCAAAATATGACTGGCTTTCTTTTAGGTCTACTCGTGGGTATTGTTGTTGGACGCATTATGTCACTCCTCTTTGACCACGGGAAAAAATAATGCATTACGAGAAGAAGGTAGCCAAGTGGTGGTTATCATGCGGTATCAGTAAATGGCGGTTTGCTTTAGGTTTTTCTATTGATAAGTACAACCTCTCTATTGACTTTCTATGTTTCTGGGTAAATATTGAGTTTAACGGCTTTTACTGAGAAAAAACATAGTTGCGCCTTCACACTTAGTACATGGCTAAATGCATTAAGTGTGACCACGAACTTGTCATGGGGGTATGTGACCAAGACACGTGCAAGTGCTTCTGCGAAGAAAAATGACCGATTCACTAGGTCGTCAGTTTGAAGAGCCCAAGAAAAAGCGTTGGGTACCAGACCAAAAAGGTCACTCTATCGGATGGCACATTTTAAAGTGGCATACTATAGGACGAGGACCAAGCAAGGGAAAATCATTTGGTGGAGATGGCATCTCTAAGTACGACTACGACCAACACCATAAGATGCACATGCGTATGCATGAGGATGAAAGATTTGAAATTGACCACGAACACGAACACTTTACCCCGACAGATAGGAAGATTAAGTAATGTACGAATATCGTGTAAAAAAAGTAACTAAGATTGTAGACGGCGATACGATTGACGTTGATATTGATTTAGGTTTTGACATATCTTTTTCTTCACGTGTTCGACTTGCAGGTATTGATACCCCAGAATCTAAGACTAAAGATTTAGAGGAAAAGAAGTTAGGCTTAGAGGTTAAAGAGTACATAAAGCACGCTATTGAAGAGGCTAAAGACATTGTCATACGAACTGAAAAGCCCGATTCTTCGGAGAAATATGGTCGTATCTTAGGTTGGCTTTTCCTTGACGGAGTTTCTTTTAATCAACATCTCATTGATGCTGGGTACGCTTGGGGTTACCTAGGAGGAACAAAAGTAAAGAATTTTGAAGAATTAAAAACAAAAAGAACAAAGGAGTAATGATGGCTCAAAAAGGAACAGCAGCAGCCCTTATTGAAATTGCTAAAAAAGAAGTGGGAACTGTTGAAGGCCCGAAAGATAACGAAACAAAGTATGGCGCTTTTACAAAGGCTAACTATCTTGCATGGTGTGGAAGTTATGTTAATTGGTGTGCAGACCAGGCTGGCGTAAAAATGCCAAATACTGTTTCTACCGTTGCAGGGGCTGCCGCGTTTAAGAAGATGGGTACCTGGTTTGAAGCCGATTGCGGAGAGGCACCGCAACCAGGAGATATCCTGTATTTTGATTTTCCAGGAGATGGAGTCGATAGAATTTCTCACGTGGGTATCTGTGTCTCTGACAATGGTGACGGAACTATTAAAACTTTAGAAGGAAATACAAGTTCTAGCGTTAAGGGTAGCCAGCGCAATGGTGGCGAAGTATGTGCACAAGTTCGTGCATACAAGACTAACAAAAAGAAGATGATGGTTTCAGTCGTTGGTTGGGGTCGCCCTAACTACAAGGGCAACTCAGTTACCGCCAGTGTTCCTGTTACCGAGACTCCAGCCTTCCCTGGACGCATTAATCCAGGAGATAAGGGTGAGGGTGTCAAGGTTGTACAGCAAGCCCTAGGACTTCTAGCAGATGGTGATTATGGCCCTGCTACAAAGAAGGCAGTTATAGGATTTCAAGATAACCACGACGTAGTTGACTCTAACGGCATTATTGGCCCTAAGACGTGGGCAGAACTGGTCAAATTCCTCTAAACGGACAATTTGGACATAGAACTCTCTAGCCTCCCCTAATGGTATCCTTGGGGTACGTTCTAGACCAGGAGAGACCATGACCACAATAATCGGCGTTGAGTATGACGACAAGTGTGTAATTCTTGCTGACAATCAAGTGACCGATGATGGTGGTAGAAAGTACAGTCATCCTGACATGGCAAAGATTAGCGAAGTGGGACCTCTGCTCATCGCAGGTTCTGGCGAGGTGTCACCTTGTGACATCGCACAACACATGTGGCTACCACCTCGTCCTACTTCCAAAGATAAAGAAAATCTCTATCACTTCATGATTTCAAAGGTTATGCCCTCTCTTCGCAAGTGTTTGGAAGATAACGGTTACAACTTTGATGCAGACCACGATAAGTCTAAAGACGGACTTCGTTTCCAGTTTTTGATGGCATGTGGTGGAGAACTCTTTGATATCGACCAAGATTTGGCAGTAATGAGAAGTAGCGATGGTATTTATGGAATTGGTTCAGGGGCGGCTTATGCCCTGGGAGCACTTCATGCTGGAGCCAAACCGATGAAGGCCATGGAGATTGCGGCAAAGATTACAGCCTTTACCTCTGGGCCCTATATTATGTTGGAACAACAAAAGTAACTTTTATAGTAAATAAAGAAGTAGGCCTAGTTACACTAGGCTAACAACTGAATAAGTGGCTCCTCGGGATGAGCACCCAGAAACTACCTCTATACCTAGACT